ATGAATGTTGTTGTTACATCACTGCGTCGCACATCGGAAAAAGCAGAACCATTTTTGAATGCTGAGGAAGCGTGGTTTTGGTTTATTGCCGCGATGAAAGCGCGTGAAGATGGCGCACGGTTTACGGCGGGCATGGGAAAAGCTGTGCGCCCATGTGAACCCGTGGATATTTACAAAGCCATGGAGCGTTTGTATCGCATGCGCCGTTTACAAATTGATCATATTAAAATTTTACGTCATTACGGACGGCGCGGCGTGGCACCCGATCAATATTATGCGCGAGAAATGATTGCCTATCGATTATGGTGCGAAGCGTTACATATTTTAGAAACAAGTTTAAGAGCCAAAGGAATTGTTCAATGAATGACGATATATATCATCAATATGTGGTGTTTATGGACGCGCCACAAAAGCCTTATTTAAAAGCATTAAAACAGGGGTTTCGTCACTGTGCCTATGTCGTGAAACATAAAGATGATTGGGTGATTTATGATCCGTTATCGAATTATACCGACCTGATGATTTCGTCCGATCCGACATTAATCACCCGCTTTGAAACAGCGGGTTTTGTTTGTGTGCCAATAAAATCACGGAACCGAAAATTATCACGGTTTGTGTTGCCAGAATTTTTAACATGCGTGACACAGATCAAACGAATTTTAGGCATTCAAAATATTCTTATTCAAACACCACATCAATTATATATATTTTTAACAAAGGATAAATCATGATTACCGACATTAACGATCACAATATTGAATTTGAACAATGCGTTCGCGGCTATCAATCATCCAAACAAAAGCGCGAACCATGGGAACGTTTATGGCAAGATTGTTATGATATGGCTCTGCCGCAACGGAGCATGGGGAATACGTTCGGTTTGTCACCGCGGCGCGGCGAGTCATTGTTTGATGGCACGGCATTGGATGGCGTGGACCAATTAGCGGCGAGTGTTATGGGGCATTTAACGCCCAATTTTACGCCATGGTTTGGCGTGAAAGCAGGGGTTGATTGCACGCAGGACGAGAAAGCGATGCTCACCCCTGCGCTTGAAAAATCCAGTGCGGTTTTGATCAATCATCTGTCGCGATCAAATTTTATTGTCGAATTTCACCAAACAATTTTGGATTTGGTGGTGGCGGGCACGGCGTGTTTGGCGATTGAGGAAAATAAAATCGGTGCGTATACGGCCTTTCGGTTTACGGCGATACCACTCCAAGATGTCGTGATGGATGAAGGTGATGATGGACGATTAACAAAAACATATCGGACATTATTATTGACCAAGCATGAAATTGAAAGCCGATATAATATTATTGATTTATCATTGGTCGCACCACATATAAAGCCGCGCGATGATGCAAAAGAATATGAAGTATTGGAAGCGGTTATACCATCGCAAAACGGATTCATATTATATGCAATGATGATTGATGATGGTGTGTTTAAGGCGCCATTACTGCGCCAAGATATGGCGTTTTCGCCCTATATCAATTTCCGCTGGATGAAATCACCATCCGATATTTATGGGCGATCACCCGTGATGAAGGCGTTGCCCGATATCAAAACTGCTAATAAAGTTGTCGAATTAATTTTAAAAAATGCATCAATTGCGGTCACAGGCATTTGGCAAGCAGAAGATGATGGTGTCTTAAACCCCGCCAATATTCAATTGGTGCCAGGGGCAATTATCCCCAAAGCGATGGGATCAAAAGGTTTAACGCCATTAGAGATGCCAGGCCGATTTGATGTATCGCAATTGGTATTAGACGATTTGCGCGCACGCATTCGCCATGCATTATTGATTGATCGTTTGCCGCAATTAAACGGGCAACGTATGACCGCGACCGAAATTGTCGAACGATCAAACGAAATGACATTATTATTGGGTGCGACTTATGGGCGATTGCAAACCGAATTGCTCGATCCACTTATTCATCGTCTATATGATATTTTGCGCCGTCGTGGGGAAATTGTTGATCTGCCATTAGATGGACGTATGGTGGCGATTGAATATCGATCACCACTCGCGCGCGCGCAATCGGCGCGCTTTGCCAGCGATATTTTATCGTTCCTTACCAATGTTCAGTCATTGGGGGCGGAGGCCACACAATCAATTGATATCACGAAAACAGTGCGTTTTTTAGCCGATATTATGGGTGTACCCAGCGATATGGTGCGCGATGAATTTGAACAAATCACAATGACAAAAGGAGCAAAATAATATGAGCGATGAGCAACAAGACAAACCAGTCAAACCAGTCAAACCCGATTATATTCCCGAAAAATTTTGGGATGCAGATACGGGTGAAGTGCGTGTGGAACAATTAATCAATTCGTACAAATCATTAGAAAAAAAATTATCCGATAAAGCTGATGCGGTAAAAATCGATTTACCATCATCATACGATATTAAAATCAAAGATGATTTATTTGATATTGATCCCGCATTAAATGATCGCCTGCGCGAAAAAGGATTTACCGAGGCGCAGGCACAAGAAGTGTATGATTTGGCGGTTGAATATATGTTACCCATTATTTTATCGGTGGTGGATGAATATAAGGCTGACCGTGAGGCGGAAAAATTAATCACCCATTTCGGCGGCATGGATAAATGGAGCGAAACGGCACGGCAATTAAAGGCGTATGGTGAAAAATCCTTATCAAAAGACGCCTTAACAGGGCTTGCGGGATCATTCGAAGGGGTTTTGGCACTTCATAAAATGATGCTGAATGATATTGGTGATGGTGTCACCGTGCGCGGCAAAGCCGTAGGTACATCAACCATGACCGATATTAATGTCATGATGAAAAACCCCAAATATTGGCGTGACCGCGACCCGAATTATATTGCGAAGGTAACAGAAGCGTTTGAACGCGTGTATGAATAGGGGGCAATAAAAAAACACGCCGTTTTTATGTGGCGCGTTTTTTGTGAATTTTGAATGGTGGCTTTAGGCCTGTGAAACCGCAAATTCCTCGGCATTGAAATTATCAATGACATGTTGAAATGTTTTGCGGATATCTTGGTTTAATGGCGCGAATTGCACGGCAAATGTTTCCGATGATTTGCGCACGATTTGTGCCTGATGTCTGACTTCGGTCAATGTGTCATTCATGTGGAATTTTAAAACCACATCGACGGGTTGACCCACGGCATAGGTACGACCATCGCCAAACACGCGTACGCCACCTGGTGACCAATCCAAAACGGGCATTGCTTTGCCGTCAACCAAACCGACGCATTTGTCGGACGTGCGACGCGGGTATGAACGGCGGGAATCGAAATCATTGGCGACGTTGTCGTCAGAATTGAAATTCAGTGCGTTTATCAACTTGCCTAACATGGGCATGCTCCTTAAAAAGTCTTGTTTATTACTCATAATAATGAAATGAGTAATTTATTATGTTAAAAGCACACCCGTTATAATATTTTTTATAATTAATGTAAAGATAATTCGTTTCTGGCTGAAAAGCAAGAAATTAACGTTTTTTGACCCAAAGAATCATAGTTTTTTTCACAAGAAAATAAAGCTTCGGCGGGTTAAGTTATTGAAATACAGACAACTTTTCAAAAAACAAAGAAAAGCCTGTGATTTCCGCAAGTGAGGTGAGCCGATGTAGGGGTGGAAGATAATCCACACCCGATTCGATAACTCACCTTCGCACTTGCATTTTTTTCTCCTCATTTAAACAACTTAAGAAAGGATCGACCATGTCGGTACAAATCTCTACGGCGTTCGTGAAACAATTCGAACGCGAAGTCCACGAAGCCTATCAACGTTTAGGTTCCAAACTGCGTCCTGCTGTCCGCAATGCCACAAACATCAAAGGATCATCAACAACCTTCCAACGTGTGGGGCGCGGTACAGCCACCACCAAATCATCAAACGGCATGGTGCCTGTGATGAATTTAACCTACACATCGGTTGAATGCGGTTTGCAAGATTTTTATGCGGGTGATTGGGTTGATCGTTTGGACGAACTCAAAATCGCGCATGATGAACGCCAAGTGATCGCGAATGCGGGCGCTTATGCTTTGGGTCGTAAGACAGATGAATTGATCGTGAATGCACTTAACGCCGCTAACGTGCCAGCGCTTACGCTTGCAGATGCCAATGTCGGTATGACACGCGATAAATTACTAAAGGCGTTTGAATTGCTCGGTAAAAACGACATTCCCGATGACGGACAACGTTTTGCGATTGTCGGATGGCAACAATGGGCGGAATTGATGAAAATTCCTGAATTCACATCGGCTGATTTTATCGGCACCGATGAAACACCATATGCCAACACAAATACGGTTGCGCGCAAATGGCTCGGCACCACATGGATTCCATACTCTGGTTTGCCGATTGATGCGAACGATATCCGCAAATGTTTCTGGTTCCACAAAACAGCGGTGGGTCATGCATCGGGTTCAGACGTTCAAACTGATGTCACATGGCACGGCGATAGAGCGGCGCATTTCGTCAACAATATGATGAGCCAAGGCGCGACATTGATTGATGGTACAGGTGTTGTTGTCATCAACTGCGACGAGACACCTGACTAATCATTTTTAGAAACATTTGAAAGGAATTGAATATGGCTTTTTTATCCAAAGACCTCAGTGTATTGGCATATGCCAATAATTTTACATTGTGGCATTTTACAACACCCGATTTACAAGCAACAGTGATTGCCGCAGGTTATTTTAACAATGCGGCATCGATGGTACGGGTGAATGATTTGATCATTACCACGATGAACACGGGCGGTACACCCGCAACTGTGTTTTACATCGTGACCGCAAATAACGGTGCAACTGTTACCATCGCGCCGTTTGTTGCGTAACAAAAGATCATGTGACGTTTGTTTATAATGATGTCCTAGCCCGTTATAAACCCGCGATACAAGGTTATGTTCTCCCCTCTGTCGATAAAACCTTGGCGTCACATTATATGCGCGTGATTTATCCTGCGCATATTTCAGGAAAGGGGCGGAATGAAGATGTATTCCCATTCCGCCCCTTTGTCTGAATAAAATCATCACAAAATTTTTTGAAACACGAAAAAGGAGGTAATGCCAATGGCGTTAACCGATATCGAATTATGCACGCGTGCACTGGTTAAATTGGGCGCGCGCCCGATCACAAGTTTATCTGATGGTTCATCTGAGGCCGAAATTGCATCATTATTATACGCGCCCACGCGTGATGGATTATTATCATCTTATGCGTGGAGCTTTGCAACCGTGCAAGCGGCCTTAACATTGTCATCAACCGCGCCCGTGGCTGATTATCAATTCGCCTATAATTTGCCGAATGATATATTGCGCGTCATTTCCATCGGCGCGAATAATGCGGGCAGTGGCATTCCATACCGCATGACGGGTAATGTTCTTCATACCAATGCCAGTGGTGTGATTTTGACCTATATTGCGCGCGTTTCAACCGCAATATGCCCGCCTTATTTTGATGTGGCGTTGATGGCGCGTTTATCGGCAGAATTATGTTTGCCGTTAACCGAAAATACATCGCGCGCTGATTTGCTGGCGCGATTGGCCGATCAAGAATTCGCTCGCGCGCGTCAAATTGATGCGCAACAAGACACGCCAAATGCGCTCACTGACTTTTCACTCATCAATTCACGTTTTTAAAGCGATTGACATCGTCAATCGTTCCGCCCCAACCGTCGGGCGCGACAGCAGTCGCTGTCGTAGGTAACTTTTTAAATATAAGGACTTATCCATGACCAGACTTCGTCAAACCACAACCAATTTTACCGCAGGCGAAATTTCACCCGAATTATTAGCCCGCGGTGAGATAGCCGCCTATGCCAATGGCGCATCAAAATTGCGCAATGTATCTATTTTACCGACAGGTGGTATCACGCGTCGTGCGGGGTTGCGCTATCTTACGACTTTGGTGGGGCAGGCGCGATTAATCCCGTTTGAATTTGCCGCGCAAGCGGGCGGGCTTGCCGTCGTATCAAATGGACGCATGGATGTTTACGTGAATGGCGCATTTGTTATTACATTGACCGCACCATGGACAACCGCGCAATTGTCACAAATTTCATGGGCGCAATCATCTGATACATTATTATTGCTTCATCCAGACGTTACGATGATGCAATTAAAACGTACAAATGCCACTACCTATACATTGACACAATGGGCATGGTTAATTGAATCAAATGTTGTGGTTCAACCCTATTTTAAATTTGCGGACGCAGCGGTTACATTAACACCATCGGCAACATCAGGAAATATTACTGTTACAGCATCGGCGGCTGTATTTTCAGCGGCCTATGTCGGGACTAGATGGCGTATTGGTGGCCGTGAAATTGCCATTACAGCAGTAGCATCGGGAACATCGGCATCAGCAACGGTTATTCAGACATTAAGCACAACAACAGCAACAACATTGTGGCAAGAACCTGCTTTTTCTACCGTGCGCGGGTATCCGACAACCGCGTGTTTCCATCAAGATCGATTAGTCATCGGCGGATCACGCGATTTACCAAACCGTATATGGATGTCACAGACGGGCGATATAACTAATTTTTTCAAAGGCACAGGGTTAGATTCCCAATCTATTGAATTTGGTATTTTATCTGACCAAGCCAACGCCATTCGAGGATTATATTCAGGACGTGATTTGCAAATTTTTACAAATGGCGCGGAATATGTGGTGGCCAGTTCACCACTCACGCCCATTACGGCGCAAATTCGCCGCCAAACACGCGTGGGATCAATAACATCACGTTACTTACCGCCATTATCGGTTGATGGTGCATCTTTATTTATGGCGCGCAATGGACAAGAATTGCGTGAATTTACCTATACCGACAGTGCGCAATCATATCGATCAAATGATATGGCGTTATTAGCAAAACATATGTTGGTAAACCCTGTTGACCAATGTTATGACCCACGTCGCCGCATTCTTTATGTGGTGCGCGGTGATGGAAAAATTGCCGCACTCACTATTCAACGCACCGAAGATATTTTGGCGTGGACGCTGTGTGAAACTGATGGCACAGTAACGTCAATTGCAAATACGGGTGATGAAACTTATGCGATTATATTGCGTGGATCACAATATTTTCTGGAACGATTTGATGATGTGTTGCGCGTTGATGCGGGATTAACATTAACATCGGGAACGGCTGCCACCACATGGACAGGATTATCACATTTAAATGGACAAACCGTACGAATTGTGGCGGATGGCAATGTGCTATCATCGCAAACTGTATCCAGTGGTCAAATAACCATTTCACCTGCGGCGATTACGGTCGAAATTGGTTTGCCGTATCGTCATATCATTGAACCATTACCGCCATCCTTAACGGGTGTTGTGGCGAATGCCAAAAATGTACGCATGATTGAGGCGACATTTCGGTTACTCAATACATCGGCGTTACGGCTCGATGTTGGACGGGGTTTGCGTAATGTGATTTTAAAATCGGGGCAACCCGCCATATTGCCCACTACATCGCCACTGACGATAGGGGATATTTCGGTATCCGCCTTTGGATGGTCACAAGATTTAACCAAACCATTATGGATGATCGACCAAGATCACCCCGTGCCATTCACATTATTGGGCGTGAAATCGGAAATCAAAATCAACGATTAATTTTATCACATAAACAAAAAAGGAGATTTAAATATGGGTGGATTCACATCGGCCATTGCCCCCGCATTGCAAATTGGGAAATCAATTGCGCCTGTCATTTCATTAGCAACGCAGGCAGCGCGCATAGGCCAAAGGGATAGCGGGGCATCAAAAATCAATCGTTTGGATGAACAAAATGCGCTGCAACGATTGCAATCACAGCGCGCACTCGATGCTGCACAAACAGAACAATATGAACGTAACCGCGCATTGACTTTAAACCGCGCGCTATCACGGCAAAAAGCCAATTTTGCGGCACAAGGCATCAGCGTAAATGATAATGGATCGGCGGATACTGTGCTTAATTCCATCATTGATGATTCTGATTCTGAATCAACATATCGCACGCGCATTGAACAAATCAAAGCACGCGCCGATGAAATGGCATTGCAACAAAGCCGCCAGCGCAATTTATTGGAAGAAGCAAATGCGCGTCGTCGCGGGCAATTATCTCTGGCGTCAGGTTTGTTTTCATGACCCGAAAATCAAAGAAAATGATTACCAAATCGCGTGATGATATTGCGCGGTTTTTACCCGAAGCACTTGAAAAAGCGTTCCAATCTTATCACCATTTTATGGGACAAGATGTGCCCGAAGATGCCAAAGGATTTGGTGCACATCACACGGCGGCAAAGGTTGCCATTGCGCATATTGAATTATTGATGAAGCTTGCGGCACTTGCCAACCTCACCGATGCCGATGACCACCCTGAATTACAAGATATTATTCAACACGCCCAAGACGAATATAACAAAATTGCCACCGAACAAGGAGATGAGGAGGATGAGTAAATGTCACATAAAAACACAGATCAACTTAACTTCCCTGTTTTCCTCGCTGTGTGGAATAAACTCCAAGGACAAACAACGCCCAAGGTGCATTTCAAAATAGCATCATGGTTACACCACGCCTGGATGAATGATCATAAACGGTTGTTGTTAATGGCGTTTCGATCGTGCGGGAAATCAACATTGATGGGGTTGTTTTGTGTATGGTTATTATGGCGTGATCCCAATTTACGCATTTTAATTATCGCTGCCGATGGTGCATTGGCACGGAAAATGGTACGCCAAACCAAACGCATCATTGAAAAACATCCCTTCACCAAAAATTTAAAACCGAAAACAGCCGATCAATGGGGCAGTGATCGATTTACATTGAAACGCACTTCCGAATTGCGTGATCCATCGATGCTGGCCAAAGGGATTACCAGTAATTTAACGGGAACGCGTGCCGATGTGATTATTTGTGATGATGTCGAAGTACCCAAAACATCGGATAGTGCGCAAAAACGGGAAGATTTGCGGACACGATTAGCGGAATTAGATTATATTTTAACGCCGAATGGTACACAAATTTATATCGGCACGCCTCATCATTATGAGACGATTTATCAATCATATGGCGATGAAGCATTTTTAAAAAATTTTCGTGACCTAAAAGTGCCGGTCATTAATGCGCGCGGACAATCAGAATGGCCTGAACGATTTTCAATCGATATAATCAATGCCATTAAATTAAAAACAGGCCCGCATCATTTTCAAAGCCAAATGATGCTCACGCCGCAAAATATCGCCGAGGGACGTTTTGATAGTGCGGCATTGCATATTTATGATGGTGATATTGAATATATTGAATCGAATAACACCGCGCAATTATCAATTAATGGCATCAAAATGGCGTATTGCGTGGCGTGGTGGGACCCTGCCTTTGCCGCGCATGGACGGGTGAGTGATCATAGTGTTTTGGCAATTTTATTTGCCGACCAAAATCATAAATTTTATTTGCATCATGTGGCGTTAATCGCGGCGCATGTAAATGATAGTGATGACGAGGCCACGCAACAATGCGCGCAAGTCGCAAAATTGTTAAAAACATTTCATGTTCCGCATATTGGTATTGAAACGAATGGGTTGGGTAAATTTTTACCCAGCATTCTGCGCCGTGAAATTGTCAAAGCGCGCGCAGGCGCGATGGTACAAGAAATAACATCACGCCGCGCCAAATCATTACGCATTTTAGAAGCGTTTGATGTTATTTTGGCAGCGAAATCATTGTACGTGCATCAATCAGTTCTGCGCACGCCATTCAAACAACAATTAAATGAATGGTCACCATCATTATCAAATGCGCGAGATGATGTATTAGATGCTGTCGCGGGCGCATTGTCATTACAACCAATGCGGTTTTCATTCGGGTCAGGCGCGGGCACGCGCAGAGATGGTGGATCACGCCCGCAATGGATTGGATCACAACCAACCATTATCAAAACTGATAATTTTAAAATTTAAACAAAAGGAGACATATGCATGCAATGCATAGAGCAAAGCCAATTATTTACCGATTTAAATTGGTGGATAACGGTCATCGAAATTCCCGTTATGAGTTGTTTATTTTGGTTAATTTGGCGAACGCGCGAAGATTTAGCCGCGCATAAATTAAAAGTGGCGGAGCAATATGCCGAAACATCCGATGTCAAAATTTTAGAACATCGTTTGACATCACATTTATTACGCATCGAAGCAAAATTAGATGTTACCGCCCTTAAAACCGAAAGGATATCCCATGAAGGATGATCAACAACACCATCGATCAAATTTATTTCCGTTATCATCAAAAAATTCATCCGAAGCGCGCCGATTATATCAAGATTTGGAACTCGATGTGATGGCGCGCACTGTGTGGGGCGAAGCGCGTGGTGAGGGGATTACAGGTATGCAAGCCGTTGCACATGTGATTGTAAACCGCGTGATAATCGCGCAAAAAATGGGCGGGTATTGGTGGGGTAATACTATTTTACAAGTATGCCAGAAACCATATCAATTTTCATGTTGGAATAAAGATGATCCCAATCGCCGATTGGTGATTGCGGTGAATGAGGAATCAGATCCGTTATTTGCAACCGCAAAACGTACATGTTCGCGCGTGTTATTGGGGTTTTTGCCTGATATTACGGGCGGCGCGGATCATTATCATGCGCGTAATATTTTGCCGCATTGGGCACAAGGACAAACGCCATCGGCGCGTATTGGACGACACATATTTTATAAATTGATGAAAGGACATTAAACATGGTTGCACCGTTATTACAATTTGGTATTCCGATGGTAATCAAAGGTATTTCCGAAGCATTACGCGGGATCGATCACCCCGCCGCCAAAGGTGCATCGGCAGCACTCAGCACATTGGATGATGCAATTACGCGCGGGCAAATCAAGCCCGAACAAATGGCCGAGATGAACAGACATGTCGAGCGTTTGGAAGAATTACAACAAAAAGAACGCAGCGAAATTTTATCCGAAGTTAATCAATCATTGCGCGCCGAAGTATCATCAACAGATTCCTATGTCCGTCGTATGCGCCCCACATTTGGATATATGATCGCGGTGACATGGGCGGCGCAAATGCTCGCGCTTGCTTATGTGGTTGTGTTTGATACAAAAAATGCGGCATTGGTTATTAATGCCATGGAAAATTTGGGCACGATTTGGGCGGTTGGGTTATCTGTCATGGGCATTTACGTGTATAAGCGCAGCGAAGAAAAACGTGCATCAAAAAATTAATGCGGGTGTAATTTTTGATGCCAATGTTCAGTAATGATCATATAAAGACCTGCCAAAATAATAATTGTACCGCCAGTAAGTGTGGGTATAGTCGGCGCAGTGTTAAATATAACGTAGCCAAATAAAATACCCCATAACATTTGCGTGTAATGAAAGGGTGATACCACAGCGGCGGCGGGCGCGGTAGAAAAGGCAAGCGATATAAAAATTTGTCCGATGAAAATACAAACCGCATAAAATCCATATAAACCAATATCTGTTATTTCAGGCATTGAGATGTGGGGAATGGCCAATGGCGCGGTGGCAATCGTGATAAATAAAAATGGAAAAAATCCATAAAGCGGTAAAAATTCATGAGGGCCAATTTTGCGAATGATTAAAATATTAAACCCCATGACAATGACGGCGGCACCTGCATAATATACGCCATCAGTTAAGTGTGATAAATCAGCAAAGATGACAGTCAGAACGCCAATAAATCCAAAGGCGATGGCGATCATGCGGTGTGATACTAATGGCTCTTTTAAAATGATAGCAGCTAAAATAGCAGTCACAAAAGGTGACATAAATGAAATGGCGTAAAAATCAGGTAATGCCATTTTACCAAATGCGGTCACACATAAAAAAGCAATAATACAAACGGATGCACCGCGCGCCATATGCCATTTTATATTTGGAGGAAAAAATCCGCGCCATCCCTTGGCTTTGAAAATCCAGATTGCGCAGGCAATACAGGCCAAACCCGCACCGCGAAACATCACATCGGGGACAGAATTTGTTTGCAGCAAAAATTTTGCCATTGCATCGGCAATTGAAAAACCAGTATAGGCAATCACAGCCAATAAAATGGCACGAGGAATAGGGGAGAGGTGCAAAAACATCAGAAAAACCACGAAAAGTACGAGTAAGATAAGTAGTGATTTCACTTTACCGTTTTTTTTGTTATAAATCTAGGTATGACTGATACAAACTATTCCCCATCCTCATCACCCCCCAAATTATTAGCGATGACACGTCGCTTTTTCCAAACCGAAGCTGCGGGTGGTATCTTGTTAATGATCGCCGCTGTAGTGGCATTAATGATTGCAAATTCTCCGTTCCATGATGTGTATCATTATATTTTGAATGAAGTGGAATTTACCGTCGGGTTTTTGGGCACAAATATGGGGGATTTTTTAATTCAAAAACCTTTGCTGCTATGGATCAATGATGGATTTATGGCGATTTTCTTTTTCCTTGTGGGATTAGAAATTAAACGCGAAGTATTGCGTGGGGAATTATCATCACGCGAACGCGCATTGTTACCTTTACTCGCGGCGATTGGCGGTATGATTGTGCCCGCATTAATTTTTTGGCTTGCGAACCAACATCATCCAGAGAATTTACGCGGATGGGCTATCCCCACTGCAACCGACATTGCGTTTGCCTTAGGTGTTTTGGCGTTATTGGGAACACGCGCCCCTGTGAGTTTAAAAATTTTATTGCTCGCCATCGCGATTATCGATGATTTGGGTGCAGTATTGATCATCGCCTTTTTCTATACATCAAGCATCAATATGGTGCCGTTATTGATGTCTTTTGTTGCATTTTTAGGGTTGGTTGTTTTAAACCGCACAGGTGTCATGCGCATTGCGCCCTATATTTTATTGGGGTTCATATTGTGGGTTGCGATGTTAAAATCGGGCGTGCATGCGACCATCGCGGGCGTGATGACGGCGATGACCATTCCGTTGTCATGTCCAAAATATTCATCACGTAAACCACTTGAAAAATTAGAGCACGCCCTTCATCCGTGGGTGGCGTTTGGTGTGATGCCGTTATTCGCGCTTGCGAATGCGGGTGTGTCGTTTGAGGGTATTGAATTCTATCATTTAATTGAGCCTGTGACATTTGGCATCATGGGCGGATTAGTATTTGGTAAAATTATCGGTATATTTGGTATGATCGCCATGGCAGTGACATCAGGCCTTTGTCAAAAACCAGAAGGCGCAAATTGGATGCAAATTTTAGGTTTATCCTGTTTGTGCGGCGTTGGATTCACCATGTCATTATTTATTGGTGAATTAGCGTATGAAGATACATTGCGTCAGGCCGAAGTGCGGTTGGGCGTACTGGGTGGATCAATTATATCTGCATTATTAGCGTTCGGAATTTTTAGTATGGCGCGCAAAAAATAA